CAGATTCAACAAACGCATCTAAAGATATGCATTTCTTTTTTATAAAAAGAATACAAGATGCAGGAGATTATACAAATGCAACAGATGTGCCTTTTAGATTTGTGCCTTGTATGGTTTCAGGATTAGCTTATTATCTTTCAATGAAATACATGCCACAAATGATGCAGGCTACAAAATTAGCTTACGAGGACGAATTGGCAAGAGCACTAGCGGAGGACGGGTCAGCTTCAAGCACACATATTACGCCTAAAGCTTATTATCCGGGAACATAATGGCAATAATTGAAAAAGTATTAAGAAAAGCTGGAAGCAAGGCAGATAAAATTTTTAAAAATATTTACAAAGGTGAAAAAGGTAGTCCTTTTAAAAATGTGGATGATTTAGGAAGTCCTCCTTATTTTAGAGGTAAAAATATTAGACCAGGATCAGAAAAGAAAAAATTAAAAGAAGTAGGTCCTAAAATACATAAAGGGTTTAAGAAAAAAGATAAAGAAAAACCATTAAGAGATAAACAAATGGGTGGATCAAAATATCTACGAGGTGGTGGAATTGCACAACGTGGGTTAGGTAGAGCCTTTATGAAAGGTGGAAGAGTTAGATAATGGCAAAGTACGCAACAGGTAAATATGCAAGGGCAATATCAGATAGATCTGGTATGGAATTTCCATACAAAGAGATGGTTAGAGAATGGAATGGTGCGTTTGTACACGTATCTGAATTCGAACCGAAGCAACCACAATTAGAACCAAAACCTATGAATGGTGATTCTATATCTTTAAGGCATGTAAGACCCGATAGAGTAGAGACTGCTGTTCCTAAAGTATTACCATTAAACGCATTTACAACAACAGATGGTTCTACAACAATTAGTGTTAATGAACCAGATCACGGTAGGTCAACGGGAGATACCGTTAGGTTTAGAGATGCAGTAAATGTTGGTGGAGTTGCTGGCAGCACGATAAATCTAGCTGCCGGATACACAATTACTAAAACAAATGATGATAATTATACCTTTGCAACTGCAACAACATCTAGTATAACTGAGACAGGAGGAGGGGGTTCTGCATCAGCGGGACCTGTCACAGTAACGGCATGATTAAATGGATTAAAAATTTATTTTGTAAGATAATTGGTATTAAACAATGTCAATGTCCAGAGGATATGGATGAGCATGGAGAGTTATACTTAAAACCACAAGAATCAGATACACCAGTATATGAAAACGAGGAAGCTGTAAAAGCTGAACATTGTTCTAGTCACAACAGATTTAGAAAATCTTGCCCTCGTTGTCAGGAGATAGTAGCGTAATGGCTGGATTAAGTGCATCAGGATTAAAAACACAGATCAGAAATTACACTGAAACAGACTCTAATGTTTTAACAGATGCTGTTTTAGAGAACATAATTTTAAATGCACAGTATAGAATATTTAGAGATGTGCCCATAGACGCTGATAGAAAACAACAAATAGGTAACTTAGTTACAGGTCAAGAGTCAATTAACGCACCAGCAGGAGCAGTTTTTATCAGAGGTATACAGGTTTATGATTCAACATCAGCCACAACTGGTGCTAACGTATGGTTAGAGAAAAAAGATGTTACATATCTTCAAGAGTATATCTCATCAACTGAATCTGCTAAAAGAGGACAACCAAAATATTATGCTATGTTTGGTGGTGCTACAGGTGAGGCAGACACTAATTCAGGAAGAATGATGTTTGCTCCAGTTCCTGACACAACGTATAAATTCAGGGTGCATTTTAATGCGATGCCTGCATTATTAGAAAATAATGACACTAATTATATTAGTCTTAATTTTCCAAATGGGCTGCTATACTGCTGTTTATCAGAGGCATATGGATTTTTAAAAGGCCCTATAGATATGTTGACACTATACGAAAATAAGTATAAACAGGAAGTACAAAAGTTTGCTAACGAGCAAGTCGGTAGAAGACGAAGAGATGACTACACAGATGGCACTGTTCGAATACCGGTAAACTCAGTAAACCCGTAGGAGATTAAATTATGGCAATAACATCGGCAGTTTGCACAAGTTTCAAAGTAGAACTTTTAAAAGGAGTTCATGATTTTACAGCATCGTCTGGAAATACTTTTAATTTAGCTTTATACACAAGCTCAGCTTCATTAGGAGCTGCGACTACAGCGTACACAACTTCTGAAGAAGTTTCTGGATCTGGTTATACAGCTAAAGGAAATGCTCTTACTAGCGTTACACCAGTCGCATCTAGTACGACTGCAGTTTGTGATTTTGCAGATACAAGTTTTACGTCTGCATCTTTTACGGCAAGAGGTTGTTTAATTTTTAATGACTCAGCTACAGGTGATCCAGCAGTTTGTGTAATTGATTTTGGATCTGATAAAACTGTAACAAGCGGAACATTTACAATACAATTCCCAACAGCAGACGCATCTAACGCAATAATTCGTATAGCGTAAAGGAGTAACGCGGTATGTCCGTTACTCAAACCTTCACAGTAACGGTTGTTAGCACCGGTTCAGGTAATAAATACGTTATCGACGGTTCACAACAAAAAACTCTAAATCTCATAGAGGGAAAAACATATAGGTTTGATCAATCCGATTCTTCTAACTCTGGACACCCTTTAAGATTATCTACAACATCTAACGGGACACATTCCGGAGGAAGTGAGTATACGACCAATGTCACCACCAATGGGACTCCAGGATCATCCGGAGCGTATACACAGATAGAAGTAGCAGCTTCCGCACCAACTTTATATTATTACTGTCAGGTTCACTCAGGCATGGGTGGACAAGTAAATACACTTGACTCTTCAACGACTAGAGTTTTTGAAGTCACAGTGGTTGGTGGTAATCCTGCAAACCACCCTTATCATAATTTTGGTTCAAGTAATAAATATGCAATAGACGGTTCAACCGCAACAGCAGACGTAACTTTATATATAGCTGAAACTGGGACATATTATTTTGATCAATCAGACTCTACAAATAGTGGACACCCATTAAGATTCTCTACAACTGCAAACGGTACACACTCTGGAGGTAGTCAGTATACCACCGGAGTAGTAACTGGTGGGACCGCTGGTCAAGCAGGGGCCTACACTCAAATAACAGTGGCAGAATCTGCACCAACTTTATATTATTATTGCACTAACCACTCTGGCATGGGTTGGACGGCTAATACCCCTGAGGCCGATACTTGGAGTATGTTTACCTGGGGTCAAAATTCTTGGGGAAAACAAGATGGAGTTGATGTTTCTTTAACTGGTCTTGGTTTAACCTCCTCTGTTGGTGACGGAACTAACATGGCTGTTCCTTCAAAAGGATGGGGTGGTGAAACATATGGTGCAGGAGAATGGGGTCAGGTAAATGATAATTCAGCTGTTCTTACAGGATTTGGATTAACAACCACATTAAATGTTGATGGATTATTATCTTTTCAATCAAATGGTTGGGGTAGAAATACCTGGAATGCTGGACCATTTGGAGAAAGTTTTAACCCAGTAGTAAATGTATCAGGATTTGGATTAACTTCATCTGTTGGTGACGGAACAAATATGGGTGTACCTCAACAAGGTTGGGGTGGTAAATCTTGGAACTCTGGAGAGTGGGGACAAATACCAGACAATTCAGTAGAGGTTTCAGGATTATCAATGACTGCTTCTGTTGGATCTTTAGAAGCTTACAACGAAATAGGTTGGGGCCGTGATGGTTGGGGTGAAGAAGGATATGGTCGAGCAAATGATGCTGCAGTATCATTAACAGGTTTTGGATTAGAGACAGGTCAAGGTAATAGCACTTGGGGTGCTAAAGGTTGGGGTAATAATTCTTGGGGTCTATTTGCACTAGATGATATTGCAAGTGTAATGGGACCAACAGGACAAGCTACAACTTCTTCTGTTGGTGATCCTACAATTGTTGGAGACGTTACAGTTAGTTTAACAGGAGTTTCTGGGACAGTTTCGGTAGGAAGTCCATCTCCGATCGTTGGTGTAGCAGTACAATTAACAGGTCAATCAATGACCGTTTCTATTGGAGATACTACAGAACTTTCAAGTCCAGATGTAGATTTAACCGGTGTATCATCAACAATAAGTTTAGGAAGTATAGCTGTAAATTCAAATCCTATAATAATATTATCAGGACAATCTTCAACATCTAGCGTTGGATCAATAGATCCTACAGATTTAACTTTAGGTATAACGGGACAATCTGCTACTTCTAATGTAGGAACAGGGTTGTCAATTAGCTCTACTTTTGATATAGAATTAACAGGCCAACAAGCAACAGTTTCTGTGGCTGCGTTTGGAACTGCTACAGGGTTTGGAATTCAAGGATATTCGAACGTTGACACAGGTTCAAATACATCGTATACAAGTGTTGCAACTGGCTCAAATACAAGTTATAGTGACGCTGCATAGGAGATAAAAATTATGGCATCAACATACACACCTTTAGGGGTAGAACTTCAAGCAACTGGTGAAAACGCCGGTACATGGGGGACGAAGACTAATACTAATTTACAAATTATAGAACAAATTTCTGGTGGATTTACACAACAAGCATTGACAAGTGGTGGCACAGTTAATTTAGCTGTTTCAGATGGATCAACTGGAGCTGTATTATCTCACAGAATGATAGAGTTTACCGGATCATTATCTGGTAATGCAGTTGTCACAATACCTTTAGACGTTCAAACTTTTTATTTTTTAAGAAATTCTAGCACTGGGGCTTACACAGTACAGTTTAAATATGTGACTGGATCAGGAGATTCATTTACTTTCTCAGCAACTGACAAAGGTGATCAATTAGTTTTTGCATCAGCTAATGATGGAACTAACCCTGATATTATAACTTTGGCTTTTGGAGACGGGGATGTCACAACAACCGGAACACAGACTTTAACAAATAAAACTTTAACATCTCCTAAAATTGGAACAAATATCCAAGATACAAACGGAAATGAATTAATTACTTTAACAGCTACAAGTTCTGCTGTTAATGAAGTTACGTACGCAAACGCTGCAACAGGAAACAATCCATCAATTACAGCATCTGGTGGCGACACTAACATTGGTATAGACCTTAAAACAAAAGGTTCTGGTGTAATTAAAGCAGAAGATGGTGGTGGAAGTGTATCAGCAGTTAAGATTGCTGGTAAAGAAACTATATGGGTTCCAGCAGTTGCTATGTATCCAAATACTACAAGTGGTGCTGAAGCTGCACAAGTAGAATTATCTAATGGACCAGAAATAAAAGTTTTAGACTTTGACAAAACTTCTGATGAATTTGCACAGTTCGCTGTTGCATTCCCTAAATCATGGAATGAAGGCACAGTAACTTTCCAAGCATTTTTTACAGCTACTTCAACAAACACAGGAACTACTGCTTTTGTTTTACAAGGAGTTGCATTAGCTGATAATGGAGATTTAAATACAGCTTTTGGAACAGCTGTAGGACCAACTGCAAAAGCTCATAGTGGTACATCAAACGATTTAGACGTGACAGCAGAAAGTGGAGCAGTAACAATCGCAGGCTCACCCGGTGCGGATGAGTATGTATTTTTTCAAATATCAAGAGATGTTTCAGCAGATGATTTAGATGCTGATGCAAGACTACTTGGTGTTAAACTATTCTTCACTACAGACGCTGCTAACGACGCGTAAGAGGTTTAGATATGAGAGAAATAGAAAAAAAACTTACAGCAGGTAAGAGCACTAAAAATACTCAAGATAGAAAAGGTAAATCTTTCGGTTATCAGATCTTAGGATTTGGTTCCGGAGGTGGAGGACCTATTTGTATTACGTATGATTGGTTTGTCGTCGGTGGCGGCGGCGGAGGAGTAGGAGGCTACGGCAGCGGAGGAGGCGGTGGCGGAGTTCACTTTTCTTATTGCGCTCCTGGTACAGCTGCTGTAACTAAAAATACTGCTTGTGGAGCAATCTCAGTTCAAGTCGGAGCCGGCGGAGCTGGTAATCATGCACCTGGAGATAACAACTGTCGTGCAGCTAGTGACGGCGGAACTTCAATCGCTTTTAAATGTGAGCCTTCAGCCATAACCGTAAAAGGTGGCGGTGGAGGTAATGGAAGACATAGACCTGGAAGAGCAGCGCCTAATCCATCAGGAGGATCTGGTGGCGGTGGTGGATGTTATCACCACACATCAGCAACATCTGGTGGAGCTGGATCATGTTACGGAAACCCTGGCGGTCCCGTGCCATCT